CAATACTTGAAGATAATGCCGAAGATGATGCCGAAGATGATGCCGAAGATGATGCCGAAGATGAACCATATGAAGATCATTACTTGAATTATATGTATTTTCTACTGGATGCATTAACTGTACATAATCATATTTACGAATACAAAATGCTCGATTGGGTAGCAGATTGGTGGCGAAAGTTTGATCCAGAAACAAAATATAGAACTTCGTATAACCACTTTTGGGAATATATATGGCGTAATCCAAATTCTGGATTTTTATTTGCAAACCGCTTGCATATGAAGAATATACTGTATTGTGGAATTAGTAGATATGAAAAACCAATTGAACAGCATCATCATTTAGGTGATCATATTAGTTTATTAATCGATATTGTAAAAAACGAAGGCAATGGTGCTCATATAGATTGGGTATTTGCTGTAGAAAATACTCATCCAAAGGTGATGAAGTTAGTAGAAGAACATTTCGAAAATGGTTCCAAAGAAGGATCATTAGAAAATTATACTCGAGACTATGCTAATATGTGTCGATATCATCATCAAATACATTTAATCGAAAAGTACCAACATCTTTTATTCGATGATACAAATGATGATCAAGAATATGCATGGTACTCTCTGGGGTACAACAAAAATGCCGTTCATATTTTAAAAGAAAACCGTAATAAATGGGAAAACAACGACACTATTTGTTCAAACATGATATCTTGTGTAGAAATGTTGCCTCTATTAGAAGGTTATATAGAGAACGGCTTTAAAGAGAAAAAAGATTGGACAGCGGAATTATGTCAATATGAGTACGGGTTACCGTATGTAGAACAATATATAGAACAATTTACGGATAATTGCTGGTATCATTTATGTAAAAATCCAAGCGCGATTAGCCTAATCGAAACAAATTTTTCTAAAATTAACTGTGAATTACATCATGTTCTGTACAGTAATCCAAATGCGTTTGCATTGATTCAAGAAAAAAATGTGGTGTTGGATCTAAAAGCATGGGATAAACTAGTAGATAATCCCGATGCTAATGATTTTATCGAACAACACATTCATGAGTTAACTAATGAAACGCATATTATATACCTGAATGAAAATCTACACACATTTCCTCTACTGGAAAAGTATAGACATTTAATCCGTCCTGAAATATTGCTTCATCCTCAAATCTTTTACAAAAAGCCAGCACAATCCCAGTAGTTATGGCGATGGTATTGATTCGTACAATTTTACCGGTAAATCGTCGCGAACAAAATGACACTTTCCATCGGTCGTCCATTCTACTTGTACAGCACGTATTTCCACACCGACTTCATGTGCTTCTTGTACTGCCTTTTTGTAAGTTAAATCAATATTAGATGGTTGGAAATGAGATACATCTGTACGTTGAATCACAAAACATAATATAGAACGATAATTTGTAGTTTTTTTAATTTCTGTTAATTCGTGAATATGCTTTAATGCACGTTCGCTTACCACTTGCGTACTATTTTTACGATATCCATCGGGAAAATAGGCTATTTTTTCATGTACTTGTTTTGTATTTTCGATATTTTTATATTGCTTACGTATTTTTTTCGGTACATCTACATAGTCCGCCAATGGGACATTTTTTACTTCTAAAATATAGGGACACCCGTCTTGATCAACACCTGTAAAATCAAACCTCGAATTTAAAAATTTGAACTCGCGCTTTTTCTTGGTACTGTTTTCCAAAAACCGAAAACAATTTCGCTCAATCATTTGATCGACTAATATTTCCGCCATTTTTGGATGAATACCAATTACAAACGTATGGTCTTTTTCATACAAGAGTGACAAATAAACTGCATATGCACACTTATTTGTACTTTTTTCTACTGGGGATATTACTACTGATGAACCTTTATCGGATAACCCACAACAACCTAGTGCTGGTGTGTGCGCATAATAATGCTGATTATCTACAGTAATATCCGCCACGTAGGGCGTCTTACATGTAGCAGATGGGCGTTTTTCGATTGTAGTAATCGCGGGTGACTGTAATTCGTACAACAACATGATTTCGATTAATATAATAAATACCTATTATAGTTACTTGTTGAAGGTTTCTCTCGATTTCTATTTTTTTCAATTTTCGTACATACATTTTTTTCACAAATGGAAAAACCCAAACCAATATAAATATAGATTTATATTCATAAACATCAATACTTTTTTTATGAATAATCAATTAACTCCTACTCCTATTTCAATTCACTTTAGCGTTGATTCACCTAGTGGAAGTCCATTTGAACGTGTTCAACATTATGTACGAAAAGAGGATATATTAATAAAAGAAGCCGATGAAATTACAGCTATGATACAAGATGAAAATCGAACACCAGCTTCTACTGTAGAAACAATACCTGAAACAAAACCAATAGTAGAACAAACGAACACTATTTTGGATAAAACTCCAGATACAGAATGCTGTGTTTGTTATAATGATTTTGGCGCATTTCATTTTAAAACACATTGTAATCACAATTTATGTCTCGAATGTATTCTACAGTTACCAAAACCAGAATGTCCCATGTGTAGAAGCGCATTTCCAGAATCATTGAAAAAGTTATTACCGTTGAAAGATGACGACGATGATGAAGACAATCGTGAGTTTGAACGAGGAAACAATATTACAATAGAACAAACACAAGAAGACTATGTACAAATGACGGTAATAGAAGCGGTACCTGAGCCACAACCCATTCCATCCTATGGATTTGCATGGTCAGGAACACCAGCGAATTATTAAATGTCTGAAGGAAAAATATATCATAATACAATATAGATTTTCGAATAGTTGTTATATTTTACAAATTATATACAATATAAATCATGTCACAACAATTACAACAATTGCAATTAGTAAAACAAGAAAGTCGAGACAATGAAAAAAAGTTATTATCAAGACAAAAAAAACTCAGGTTAAGTTTATTTAAACGCGCCAAAAAAAGTAAGAATGTAAATACGAATGATGCTAAATTGGCGGCTGGTATTGAAAGATTAATTGCCGATAATTTTGAATTTCGAAGGGATAATCTTGAACTTCGAAGGACTTTAGAAATGAATACTAATATGACACAAGATATGGCGAATACTACACAAAGGATCGACAATATTACAGAAGCCACTTTAGACAAAACAACACAAGGCTTTGATGATCAAAAAGATATGCTCAAGAAGGAAAAAGAGATGCTGAAAAAAATGATGCAGGAAATCAAGAATATACCCAAAAATAATGGTTGTAGTCAATCATCCGTCAGTGGTTTAATGTTATGCATTTATTCTCTCGCAAAAGTGATTTTATATGTTCTTTACTGTCTTTCCCAAGTTCGCACAATGTTGATGATGACTATTTATAACTTTTCATCCTTTATTGTACCCCAAAAATTACTTTGGATGGTAACCATTATGATGTACTGGTTTCAAGGGTTATTATTATATTTACTGGTGACTGCGATTGGTCTTAGAATGGGCAATGAAGATCTTGCTGACCAAATGTTAGAAGAAAGTGCAAGATTGTTAGGTAATGCAATTGCCGCCATTTTAGATTTTTCGCTTATAAATAATTTAGAAACTGCTATGCAAAAAACTATTACACATATACCTGGTGTCCTACACAATGGTTTCATTAATTCTGATGTAAAATCCAGATATGAAGTCCTCGTCAATAGTACTCAAAATACTATTGAAACATTTGATAATATGAAAAAAACCGCAGAATACGTTACATCGTTCAGTAATGTTACTACATATGATGGTGTTAATTATTTGAAAGATAGTGCAGTGGGTACAGTTTCTGCTTCGGCTTCCTATGTAACGGAAGGTGCATATGGAATATTGGATACAGCCTCTAATACGGCTACTGATTATTTATATAGCGCGTTCAGTATGCAGGGTGGTTATCAAAAAAATAAGTCACCTTCACCTAAATCAAGTAATGATACTAGAAAAATGAGACACAATTCAAAAGAAAAGTTGAGCAAAGAATCTAATAAAAGAACATTGAAAAAACAAAGTCGTACTCGATCCCAAAGTAAAACTCGATCTAACACGATAAAAGAAGTACAACAATACAATGCCTTTATTAAAAATATCAAAAAGAATGATAAAAATAAAATGCACACTATTCATGATATGGGAAAAACTATAGATGTGTTTTTCAAAACTTGTAGTAAAATGAAAACGAATGAACTACTTACGTCGAGACACAAAAAATTATATCAACAACATGTCAAGCTAGCTACCAGTGCATTTGATTTTACAACATCACTGATTCGTACTGTTATTGATCTAAATGACATTATGCTACAGTAAACGACACACTATCTTCTAAAATTGATTTTTTACGAGTCTTTTGAATTCGTAAAGTAATCACACATCCGTTCGGATATACTAAAACCATACTTTCTAACCTACACCTATTTTTGAATATACTCTCTACAGTAAATCCAAAAATGACACCGGCAGTTTTATACTATACAAGAATAATTTGTATTATAATGGCCATATTTACTCTATTTGCTATTGTTTGTTATATATTTCTCCCTTGTATTTACGCATTTTACGATAATTGCTTACCTGATAAAGATACCATATATTGTTGCTATATTTATAACAAAAATACAGATTCTGCAACTATAGTACCTGTAGAAAATGACGAAATGACCGAGAGTCCTGTATAATTGTACCCTATTTTTAACTATTAAATAATGATTCTTACTACAGCAAGGATCGTATCACAAATGATATAACCCTTTTTTATGATTCTTACTATTTCAAGGATCGTAAAATACATATTCTAAAATTGATTTTTTTGGATTCATTGATTTGATTAAGTAATTACACCTATTACAGGTTCATTTTACAATCAATCTTATTTTAACAAACCTTAACATTTGCCGTTTTGCCTTTTACTAATTTCATTCACATCCGTGACCACAAAAAAAAGAAACAAAAATGTCACCCACCGTCAGATCCACTAACAGACGTTCAAGAACAAGAAGAGGTCCTACATATAGACCAAGACGTTGTTCTTTGTGTCATGAAACGGGTCATGACCGCAGATCCTGTCCTACTAACTATAATTTGGAACCATCGATCGAGCGTATTAAAATGAAATTAATTGAGTTACAGTGTATTGCATTGATCGATTATTTACAACACAAATGGTTATACGACAATCGTATTATGGAATCATGGAACAATCGTGACAAAGAATTGAGATCTTCTATTGTATTAGATAAATTGAGAGAAAATCGTAATACACCAGTCCAAGGTATTTTACTACTAATATATGATATCATTGATGAAGACTTGAATGAATACGATATTAAAATCAGTAAAGAACAATTTATGGCAAAGTTTTTGGAAATGACTAATATAAGCGTGTGGCAATATGGTGATTTCATATTACTCAATCATGTCACTTCTTCACATTCTGCATTAATTTCGAAACTCGGTTTAGCCGACCATGTTAAATATCTCAGTTACACTATTAATAGGGAATCATTATGCGAACTTTTCCAATTTACAGGATATAACTTGGATATTCAGTACAGAATAAACCAATATCATGTATTACAAAATACCGCAGTCAATTCCGTACGCATATTTGCTGAATATACTGAAGGAGAGTTACAACATCAGTACGAACGTAGGCGAGTCCATTTGGAGAGACAATTACAAGAACTCGAAAATGATTACCTAGAGAATACAGAAACAACTGCATACCGAGTTGAACGTGCGAATCAAGAAGTAGAAAGCATTTTCGATAACTTCCCATTGCCTAATACCGGTTTAAATGTAAATGTATCTAATGTACAGTTTAAAACGAAAACTTTGACTACTATTTGTAATGAATGTCCAATATGTATGGAAACCAAGGAATCCATTGAAATCATCGAAACCGGTTGTAATCATCAATTATGTGGTTCTTGTCTTTTGACTATTGTACATAATAGTCAAAAGAATGATAATAAAACACCATGCCCAATGTGTAGAAGAACCATTCATGAAATCCATGGAAACCCATGTCATTTACGCGAAACCATTCGTATATTAAAAACAAAATCGAGATTTCCTATGAGTTTTGATAACCTTATTGGTGGTCTTGAAGAAAATAATAATAACCCTTGTATCATTGATTTGACTAGTACATAATATTTCTCTCCAATATGTATTTTTAGAATTACTTTTAAAATTTAATGAAAAGATTAACTTCTTTTTTTCTCTTGTGGTGTGATTGTCAATGTTACTGGTAAATGATCGGAATTAGCAGTATAAAAGAATTCCGGATCTATTTTAGAATCAGGTATGGTCGGTACATTACAATAAATAAAGTCCGCTTTTGTGTCATTCCATGTAGTCATATGATGTTTGGAGTTCTCATGCATATCATAAAAACGGTTTTTGCCTAAATAATCCATTACTTTTCCTCGATGCATGATGTACTTTTTTGTACGAAGATCATTTTTAGTAATGTCGCGATAGGTAGTATTAAAGTCTCCTACTACTAATACAATTTCACCATTTTTATAATGCTTACGGATGTCTCGTACAATGATTTTCATTTGATTTAGACGCACATCTTCATTTGCTACGTCTAAATGAGTATTGTACAGTACATATTGATGATCATTGTGTGTAAAATGGATTTTCATGAAACATCTTGTCTCGGGAATACCAGTATGCTTACCACTTACCGTTGTGACCGCCTGTGATTTAGGAAACGTGTAAATTGTCTCATTTAAATTGTTTGCATTATCATTATTGTACAGTGTTTTCTTTATTAGTAGAACATTTCCATATACCGACGAATACCATGATGGTACTGTATTACACATGATGAACTTTTTGTAACCCAGTTTAGTAATACGCTTATGGAATGTATTCATATCAATTTTGATATTGTCCGTTATTTTAATGACGCTTCCATAAATACATTCTTGTAAGGCAACAATATCAGCATCCATGGTGTGTAAATCGTCGAAAAATGTGTCGTATGTTGATTTTCTCTCGTAAATATCCGTAAAATAATGCACGTTATAAGTAACAATACGAAGAGCTTGTTTTGCTTTTTCATTTAATTGGATACTTTTCATATTTTCAATGAATTCTAAATAGTTCTTTTTCAATAGATCATTTTTTGTGAATTCACTATTCGACTTTTTCTTGTGAAGTTTTCTTCGAGTTTTATTGGAATTAATTTTTTTGTGATTTTTATTGCTATTTTTACTGTACATGTACCGTTTGCAAAAAAATGTCAATAGTTATAATATATAAAAATGGTGTAACCGGGTACTATTATATATTATAAGTAGATGATAATTTTAGTGCTTATTGTTGTGTTCGAATAATATCGATTATTTCTTCTGGATATTCCATATCTTCTAAAATACCCAATGCTCCTTCAATTCGAGAGATACCCTTGCCTATTTTATATGTAGGTATCCACTTTTTTACTTGTTCCTGCTGTTCATTGTCGCTTTTGTCGCAATCTTCGTCGTCATTATCACTAGTACTATCATCATCATTCGAATCATCGCCTTCTGGGGTTACAATCATTTGGTAATTTGTAATTGCGCGTTTCGATTCATTATCAGTAGTCCATTTATCGCAAATGGAGACATAATGGGTGGTCAAATATAAATCAACATGTTTATACTTTCGCAAATATTCCAAAAACGCATACGCAGATCTAGTCGCTTCTGTTGGATTTGTACCAGAATACAATTCGTCGAAAATACAAAATTGTCGGTTATTATTGCTACTGATATTTTCCAATATCTCTTTACAACGTCTTGATTCGGCTTGAAATAAACTATCCCGTCCAGACGTATCCGGTATATTCAAATACGAATGAATAAAATGGTATGGACGCAATGTACAAGATTGATAAAACCCTACACCAAATTGTTGAGACAAAATCACATTTATTGCGGTCGTTTTTAAATAGGTCGTTTTACCGGACGCATTTGGACCTGTAATCACACCGAAATCGTCCAAAATCGCATCATTTTTCACTCCATCTTCTTTATGCAATGGATAATATTGTTGTTCTATTGTACATTCGGGTACTAAATTGTTCGATGCATCGTATGTTTCAACTGGTTCATCTGTAGTACAATACATTGCCTTGTTGATAACACCAGTGTTCATTTTTTCATGTATTCCGTACAGATTATCTAAATAGCCGTGAAATCCCATGGTATATAGCAATGTATTTTCGTACTGATTACTACTGTGAATTTCATAATATACTTTCATCATATACCCAATATCCGTCGATTTCCAAATGGAACACTGAAATGGGTATATAGGATGCAATTTCGATTGTAAATCCAATAGTATTCGTTTATGCTCATTTAATTCGTGAAAAAATGGAACATATGTCTTGAGGGAACTATTGTTGTGTAAAAAGGCGTCAGTTTGTTCTAAAGAATAGTCTATGTACTGTTTCCATTCTAATAAATCATCGTTGATTTTTTGGATATTACGGTAAAAACGGAGACATTGCATGGTATTTTGGTACATTTGTAACCCGTACAATCCCAACATTACGATTAAATAAACAAAGTTCTTCAAAGTAAAGGATTGAAATGTCGAAATCGCCTTTCCAATAAAATGATGACGGGCTATATTCTTCAATACATCCATATAAACTGTAAGTGTAATGGGAATACCTTGCATTTTCAAAATGAAAAAAGGAACCAGTAAAAATATGATTGGGACAAAGAAACTCATCAGTGGAGACAACATATTACTGATTGTAATACCCTGTAACGCCATAGACGATTCATTCAAATGTTCTAAAAAGCTCCAATCTAAATAACCATATCGGTCTTTGAATCCCTTGGTATGCTTTACGTCTTTCCATAATTTTTGGATTACATCACATGGTACTGTATATGGAGGAGCTACTGTAGAACAATAACTTTTATCCTTTTGCAATTGATACGACTCAAACGACGCCATATTTTCTATCGTCTCTTGTGTATCCTGTAAAAATTGGCTATTGGATGTGAATTGCTTCCCGTATAATGGAATAATTTGCTCCGAAAATACACTACGGGGAGACATGAGCTCCTTGTACATCGGGGCTTCACCTTCTACTAATTCTAAATCAGAAGAAACTATGTTACTTAAAGGATGTTTTTCATTTTGTTCTAAATAATCAATGGGTAATTTGAAAACGGTTGGTGCATAACATAATATTTCCGGTTTTTCAGCAGCGGCTGTGGCTTTATCGGATTGTTGTTCTTGACCAGTCATGGAAGAAAACATGTCGAAATATTTTTGGAATTCTTTCATTAATTGATTGTAAGAAAAAAGAATGAGAGAATAATATGATGATCGATAATAGATCTATTTATATTATTCTTACAGTCTTTTAGTAAAAGTTAAACGTATATTTTTTCAAAGGAAACTTTCAATGTGATTAATAATGTGTTTATCTAAATGATTGTATTTTTTACATAAGAATGACGACCATATATAATCACGATCGCGTTCATAAATATATTGAAACTTTTCCATAAAAAGTACAAACTTCCGATAAGTACTTTTATCCGCCTTGAATTCTTCTTTTGGTATTGTTTCATAAATAATTTTAGTAAATTGAAAAGATTGGAAATACATAATACGATATAACATGAGTATATTATACGAGGTCCATTTGCATATGTACTGTACAGTCATATCAAAGCCATTTTGTACGTGAAAATACAGTGCTTGGACATATTGTATTTTCAATTCAAATGTATTGTAGATTGCACTCTTTTTGCTAAATAAGAAATCACGTGGGTTAAGCATAATTTGCATAATTTCATTATTAGCGGATACTTTTGTATTATAACGCGTGTTGTTTGACATAATAATTATATTATCAATATAAAGGTTATTTATAATAAGCAAACTATTATAAATAAGTTTTCAATTTTACTGGAAAAAATACCCTGAAATAGTGAAAATTATACATCACCATTGAAATTCGCGGGTAGTTCGTTAATTCGAATATTGTAGTGTTGTTCCAATGCATACATATCACGACTATCTTGTCTGGTTACGAAATTAATGGCTATACCACGTCGTCCCCATCGGCCACTTCTACCAATGCGATGTAAATAAGTATGAACATTGCGTGTCAAGTCGTAATTGACTACTGCACTAACTTGCTGGATATCAATACCTCTAGCGGTAATATCAGAACTAATTAAGAACCGAGCATCACCTGTTCTAAAATGACGGAAAACATTCATTCTGTCCGATTTATTCATATTACTATGAATCGCTGCTACTGAAAACCCGTCATCGATCATTTTCCTGTACAAATCATTCACACGATGTACGCTATTACAGTAGATGATACATTTGGATACATTCATCACGGAAAATAGATCCTGTAATAAACAGTATTTTGCATAATCATTTTGTACTGCAACATAATATTGCTGGATACACTGGAGACTTAATTGTTCCTTTTCCATTAAAATTGACACGGGTGAATTCATGAAACTACGGGTTAGATTTAAAATATCGGGCGGCATTGTAGCACTAAATAATACTACTTGTGTATTTACCGGCAAATACGAGTGAAACATGTGTTTGATTTTTTCGCTAAACCCCTGACTCAGCATTTCATCTGCCTCGTCTAATACAAAAAGGCTTAATTCGCTTATATCCAAAAAACGTTTTTCAATCATATCCAAAACTCTTCCTACTGTACCTACTACGATTTGCGGCGAATGATCCTGTAGAAATTGTTTGTCGTCTCGTATTGATGTACCACCAATTAATGATTTCACGGATAATGATTTCATAAAATTCCCGATTCCTTTAATCACATCGGTTGTCTGATTGACTAACTCATGGGTAGGAGATAATATTAATACTTGTGGTTTGGTTTTGGTAAAATCAATATGCTGTAGAGATCCAATTGTAAATGAACCTGTTTTACCACACCCTGATTGTGCTTGTGCAATTACATCGCGGTTTTCAATAATAGGCATTATTGATTTTTTCTGGATTTCACTAGGTTCATCAAAACCATATGCATAAATACCACGTAATAAATCTTCGTTCAATTTCATTTCGTCCCATTTTTCGATTACTTTTATTGTATTTTCATTTTCATTTATATTTTCATTTTCATTTATATTTTCATTTATATTTTCATTTGTCGTATTTTGCATTTTTTTACTAGTTTAAAACATGGTTTTCATTTATATTCATATAGTATAAACTATTTAGTAATTACTTATTAAATAAGTTATATAAAAAATCCTCTTGTTCATATATTAGTTCAACATACTTCGTAAAAAAAGATTGATCGAGAGAAATGACAACAGTAAGTGCAAGTGCAACTACGTATATGTTAGAAGACTTTTTTCGAATCATGGAAACAATGCCTTCTAATTATACCTTATCTGATGATACTCTACAGTTGATTCAAAATATAGATCAAAATGTTACCCCTATTATAGTAGAAAAACAGTACAATACATACAATAATAATAATAATAATAATAGAGAATATACGTCTAATTCTACAAGACCTCCTCGAAATAACAATAATCATCATCATTCCTCATCACATGGACAATCGCGTTCTCCAAACAAAAAACGTACAGGACGAAACC